CTCTGCCCTCGTAACCTCCGGGGCGGGAATTTAATTACTGAACCTCTATATTAACGATATTAACAAGTGTGCAATCTGCACTTTCTTCCTCCGAATTGTACTTGCTTTCAATTTCGAAAGAAATTGCAAAATGTTCGTCAGAATCAGGGATTTTATAACAGATGTTTTTGTCTTTTAAAATATCATCCCATAAACCCTCATCATTTATCCAAGCCAGTTCAGACTGATATCCGTGCTTTATCATGATTTCGTCTAATTCATAAAATGATACTATATTTCCTACTAATTCTTTTCTTAAAATTTCTAACATGATAATTTCTCCTCGTCTTTCTTTCTCCGGCGGAATTCGCCGCCGGTCGTGTATTTATTATAAAGATTCTATTTTGTCGGCAACTGTCCAGAGGATTTTTTTAATTAAACTTCCTCCTGGATTCTTACAAAACCAGTCTTCTTTTTTACAGTCGTAATACAATTTAGCTCCAAATCCCCAGTCAACAAGGCTTAATGCTTGACGCTGCGCAAAGCTTTTATATTCATCTGTGCAGATGCCATTAATGATTCTTCCACGTCCCATTGCTGCTGGCGTATTGGTTTCTTCAACCTCTAAGTATTTCTGGAAATCATTAATGTAAATACGCTTCATATCACCCTTTTCCCATACCTTATAACCAAGTCTGAGAAGTTTTTCTTCCATTGTCTCTTTCATGTTCTTTGCCTCCTTCCATGCTAATTTTAATCCTTCGGAGATGCAAAGACCTGCCTTTTTAACTAACTCCCATGCTCTTTTCATAATGTTTGATAAATTGTATTTTTTCATTTCTTTGTATCTCCTCTCTTGATTTACTCACATTATACACGATAGTGACTATTATGTCAAGAGAAAAATACACGAAAATATATTATTTTTTTCTTGATATTTATTTCAAAATAATGTACTATATATTTATAACGATTAAAGGAGGTTTCAAAATGGAAACACGAGCAAGAAAAAGAAGTAACATATATAAAGGTAGTATCTCATATAGTAATTTATGGGACACGCTAGAGCGCAGAGGATTAAAGCGTTCCAACCTATTAGATAAGGAAAGTTTTAACCTTTCCCCGGCGCTGGTCAACAAGTTGCGGCACGACAGAAACGTGAACATAGATACAATTATGTATTTGTGCGAGAAATTGGACTGCCAGGTGTGCGACATCGTAGAATATAAAAAATAATATATTTTCGTGTATTTTTTTCTTGGCATAATAGTCATTATCATGTACAATATGATTAAATCAAGAGAGGAGATATAGAGAGGTGAAAAAATTATGAGTTTTTCAGATAGATTAAGACAAGCGCGAAAAAGGCAGGGGTTAACGCAAGAAGAGCTTGGTAAAAAAAGCGGACTTTCGACATATACCATTCAACGCTATGAATACGGGAGATTAAATCCGAAGAAAGATACAGTAGCCAAACTTGCTGCCGCTTTAAATCTTGGATATAATTACACAAAAAGCGGCGAGCCATACTTTTACACTTTCGCTGATACCGTACCAAGTCGAGAATATGAAGGTGTCGAAGATTTTAACCAAGAACAGTGCCGAAATGCAATAGAAAAAGCATTAGAAGATGTAACTTTGTCAATGATAGGAGAAAAAATCAAAACTGTGCGCCTACAAAAGGGAGTTTCGCAGGCGGCACTTGCTAAATGTCTAGGTGTTTCAGCTGCCATGATTTACCAGTACGAAGTCGGAAAAAAGAAGCCAAAGGTAGAGACCTTATCAAAAATCGCAGGCGCTCTAGGTGTCGATTTAAAAGTTTTTTATGACGATTTGCCACAAAAAACTATGGAATTAAAAAGATACGAAAACATAGCATTAGTTAATGAATTTGAAAATGCTTGTTTTCGCTTGGTTAACTTTCCGGACAGTGAAGAAATAACCGAGAAATACGAAAAGCTTAGAAAAAAGCTAATAGACAGGCTTAGTTGTATGTAGATAGCAGCACCCGCCCCGGAGGTACGAAGGCAGGAAGGGAAATAAATGAAAAGAGCCGCTTTATACGTGCGAGTAAGCACGCAAGAGCAGAAGAACAGTGGATTGTCCGTTGATTCGCAGATAGATGCGCTTGAAAAATATTGTGAAGAGCAAGGATATACGGTTGCTGGTATTTATAACGATGCCGGCATATCTGCACGTAAAAAATACACAAAACGCCCTGCCCTTTTGCAGTTACTTGAGGATTGCAAGAAACACGAGATTGATATAATACTCTTCACACGCCTTGACAGGTGGTTTAGAGCTGTTGCAGGGTATTATGAGGTACAAAGTGTCCTTGATGCGTGCAAAGTGCCTTGGAGGGCTATCTGGGAGGATTACGAGACGGAGACAAGTCAGGGGATTTTTAAAGTTAACATCATGTTGTCTGTAGCGCAGGCAGAGGCAGACAGGGACAGTGAGAAAATACGGTCTGTTATGGAGTTTAAGCGCCAGAACAAAGAGTATATAGGTGGAAAAGTGCCCGTGGGGTATCGTGTAGAGGGAAAAACCATTGTGAAAGATGAAAAGACGCGTGGAATAATCGAGGATATGTTTGAGCATTATTTCCAGACGTTTTCCAAAATGGGTACCGCTGACTATATTTTAAATAAATATCCCGATTTTATCAGGACGAGAACCAGGATAGTCAAAATTATGTCCAGTCCGGCGTACCATGGGGAAATGTATGGTGTAAAGAACTACTGTGAGCCATACATAACAGAGGAGCAGGCACAAAAAATCAACGAAGTATCCAGCCAAAAAACTTGGACGGATTGCAAGAGGCGCATCTATATTTTTTCTGGCTTGATGAAATGCCCGATTTGCGGTTGCAGGCTTTCCGGGTGTGCGATAGGCAAAAAAGGAAAAAAGTACAAAGTATATCACTGCCCCCACTCTGTCGCACAAAAGCACAAGACCTACACGCGATCAGAAAAAAAATTAGAAACATATATGCTCAATCACATCGAAGAAAAAATACAGTTAGATGTATTAAGAGCAGAAGGTCGTGTGAAGGCAGGTGGAAACGATGTGGAAAAAAGAAAGAAAAAATTATCCAGCGAGTTAGGAAGAATTAATAAAATGTTTGAAAAAGGCAGGATAACAGAAGAATACTATGACGAAAGATATGAGGCTATATCAAAGGAATTAAAAGAACTATCCCAGACCGCCGCAACGGAAGAACTAGAAACTAAGAAAAAAATACAAAGCAGATTTCCTGACGGTTGGAAAGATATGTATATGCAGTTAGGTGAACAAGACAAGCAGGTGTTTTGGAAAAGCATTGTAAAAGAAATAAAAATATCCCCCGACACTTACGTGGAGGATATTATATTTTTTTAGTTTTTGTTATACAGTAACTAGCCGAAACCACCAGGTTAAGGTCAGTTACCGTATAACAAAATATGATAGAAATAAAGGAGAAGTAATTATATTATACAAGAAGAAAGAGGACGTTTCAAGCGCCCTCTTTTATTTTTCGCAAAACTGACCGATATTCTCGCGGATACATTGCTTCGATGGCTTTCATGTGTTCGTCAAGCACGCGTAATAAGTGCTCAAAGTCTGCGTTTCGGGCGATTTCTTTAAATTCAGAATCCGGCTCGGAACTGTAAGAGTAGTATGATGTGTTGGAAGATAGTTGGTTCGGTTGCTGATTGCTCATTAAATTATTGCGTACATTGTATAAAATCGAAAGCCGTTCGCAAGTGGCGTAGGTTGTTTTTCCTGCCTCTAATGCCGCAATTTCGGCATTAATTTCGTCCATATTAATCATTGCGGCACTCCTTTCTCTTATCGGTCTAATTCTGCTAATGCTCTGCCTAGTGCTGCCTGATCTGTACTAGACAGATTGCCGTCATGCATCATGTCTTTAATGGTCTCTTTTACCTGCATTTTTGCATCGTTGTAAGAGTAATGCCCTCTCACATAATGCTGGCCTCTACGGGCATTGCTATAATCGCCGTAATCCATGTCAGGATAACGCCCGCGACTGTATCTTCCTGACGTGTCCCAGTCGCCGCCACGGCTGTATTCGCTGCCACCTTCCAAGTACATAATCTTGTCGATGTTTTTAATCGTGTCTGTCAGTTTGTGGACTGCCTCCAAATCTCCAGCGCTCATATCGCCTTTGTTTGAAATCTCGTCCAGCTCTCTGCACATCATCTTTTTTAATTTGTGTAATGATTCCATTTTTCGCCCTCCTTTATGCTACTCTCTCAGCAATCAAATTGCTATTAGCTATATTAATTGCCTGCGTAGATGTATTTTCGACTGCGATTGTTATGCAACATCCGCGCGGCACGTCAATAAATGCCGCCGTAAATACATTAAAATATTCGCCTACGGCTGCAGGTGTTACGATTGCTGTCGCACTATTTAATGGTTCTCCGGCGATTGCCAGTGCAATAGAAATAGGTGTCACAGTTCCACCGGCAGGTATGGCGATATTAGCCCCGAAACTGACCTTATAGCGTGCCCTGCACTGGTTTGTAAGGCCTCTAAGGGTCACAATTCCTGCCCCCTCCCGGTGTGTAATACAGCTACCGCACTTTACGGCTGTCTCTGTGAGCGGTAAATTCTGCCCTGCTGCCACGGTTACGATATTGCTATTGGTAAATTCTGCCACGTTATCACTCCTTTTTTTAATAATAAACGGCGGAACGATTGCCCCGCCGCTATAAGCATCATCGGCACAAGCCGAACAATCCCGTCAACGCAGGAAGCTGCTAATTATAAAATTTTAGCATCCGCAACCGGTATTGCACCCACAGTTACCGTACTGATATGGTGCGGAAACCGGAAAAGCTGGCACTGGTCTAGGGTTGTAATAAGTAAACTGACCCTGCATGTATGCCTTTAAGGTTTCGTTCTGTGACGCCTGAGAAGCCGCTAACTGTGCCGCAAATAACTGCTGATTCTGCTCGGCAATCTTAGCGTCCTTAGCTTCGATTCTCTGCGCTGTGAGGGCATCGAGAATAGCTCTAGCGTTGTTATTCTGGTTGTCAATGATGTCTCTTGTGTTGTTTGCGTTGTTAAAGTTTGTCTGGCAGAAGCCGTTTGTAACTTCCTGCTGGATCGCATTGGTATTCATCGCCATATTGTAGTTAACGCCTGCGATAGCCTGTTTGTTATCACAACAGCACTGTGCTAACTGTGCCTGTAAAGCATTAAAACTCTGCATGTCTGCAATCTGTCCCTGCTGGATTGCGTTTCGTGTATCGTAGCCGTTCTGCTGAATCGTGCTATTTGTTCCTGCAAATCCGTTGAGAAGAGAGGTATTCATCGCATAAAATCCATCACAAATACCGCTGTTGATGGCATCACCCTTGCGCTCAAGGGAGGAAATGCCGCTATCAATCTGGCGCTGTAAGGTTGCAAAGTCAGAAGCTAATACATAGTTGTCTACCGCGCCTCCGCCGCCGTTATTCCATCCATTTCCGTTTCCCCATCCACAGAAGATGAAAAGGAAAAGAATGATAATCCACCAAGCACCGTTACCCTCGCCAAATGCGCCGTTATTGTTGCCTGTGACTGCCGCCAAATCTGCCGGGCTCATTCCGTCTGTTGTTAATCCCATGAAATCACTCCTTTTTATTTATTTAAAACCCTTTAAAAGGTTTTGAAACTGTGTTGCCATGCCCTGCAACTGGTTATACTGTTGCTGGCTCATTTGCCCGCTATTTAGCAGGTTTTGCACTTCCTGCTTCGGGTCTCCTTGAAACTGCTGTCTGAACTGCTGAAACTGCTGTATCATCTGCATTGGATTGTTCATTCAATACCCTCCTTCTTAACGTCTCCATTTGCCTCTCTAAGGCTTTTAAGCGTTCCTCATAGTTGGTTGGTTGGCTAGATTGCGAAAGTTCCGCTGTGGGCGAATCTGTGCCTTTGCGCTTGTATTCAAACACCTCTAAAAACGGTCTACCCGTCTGGTCTGCTCTTTTTTCGTAAAAAATTGGTGCTTGGCTGTCCCACAAACGGACAAAAGAGTTTGGTGCCACTAAATACGCCTCCGCCGCGCCCTGCCCCTGCACCCAAATCCGCTCATCGGGGTTGGTCTGCTGTTGCATTTGTTGAGGCGGCGCCTGCTGTTGCTTTAGTCGGTTTAGTTGGTCGAGATAATCCGGTTGTGGATATTGCGGATACTGTGGATATTGTTGTGGATATTGTGGATAACCGAACATTTATTTTCCTCCTTCCCGCCAGTAATATATTGGCGTCATTGCTCCACTGTCCCACGTGTCGTAGTAATTACCGTCAATTACCGCTATAACGTGCCCCGACAGTGCTAATATATAAGCCCCTTCCGGGTGGTTGTTTGCAAATTCCGAGACAGTGCAGGTCATATATTCGTCTGGGATTATATAACGGCTAAATCCATTGTCTTTGAGGTATGCGCCCCACACTGCGTTAGCCGAGGGCATATCTGACAGCATCAAGCCATACAGCGCAAGTTGTATATATGTTTCTTCCCACGTTTGCTTTGTAGCTTTTGAGATAGCGCGCACGGTGCAATCTCCCACTTTTGCCGCCGCTGGGTTAGGATTCCAATATTGATACATTTTTTTGCCCTCCTTATAGTTTTATTATCGCAAAAAAATAAGCGTGCCACCACGAAGGCAACGCGCTTATTTCTCGCATGATTTTTAGTTATCTTTAGTTTCTTAAAGGCTGTTTATGTACGGGATCGTGCCGGGAACTAATAAAATTTTTTCCACAGCACAACTCCACAGCCCTTGTAATCCTCTCGTGCTTATATCCATTTTCTCGGCGGCTTGCTCCTGCGTTAATCCGTCAAAAAGCAAGTACTGTACAGTTTCGCGCTCCCGCAAAGTTAAGCGGGCACACGACAAGGCGTAATCAATAAATTGTTTATCGCCTAATTTCCAGAGTTTTTTAATCAAACTTCTGTTCACTGCATCACCTCAAACACGCAAAAATTACGTAAATTTATTTCGTTTTATCTAGTCCTAAAATCGCTCTAACTTTGTCTGGGAGCAAATCAGGGTTAATTTTGCCGATGTTTTCCACGATGGAACCAAGCTCCATTAGAATGATGTAGACGCACACACCTGCAGCAATAGGTACCCGAAAGCCCAAGTCTACATATTTCTGAGCGTAGTCGATAAGATACGCAAGCACCACAAGCATGATAGAGCCAAATTTATGATACAATCCTTTCCTCATTTCTGAGGATTTCCACTCGTGGTTGGCACAGGCGGCTACTCCACCGCTAGCCAAATCAAAAACTACAAAAATACAAGTTATTAAGGGTAACATAATATCTACCATCTCCATTCCTCCTTAAAAATTATTTTTCTTTTGTTTTTATAAATTAATTAAAGCCTTCTTTAATTAATTAGTTAGTTTCCGCTTTCGATTCTTCTTCCTTATTAACATCCATCAGCTCATTGTACTGTTCCTCAGTAATCCTGCCCGTTGCGAAGAAAATATCAATCTTATTCTTTAAATCGTCTGTAAGTCCATTTCTTTTTTTAAGTTTTAATAATGTTCTATATAACATAATCATACCTCCAATTCTGTTAATGCTACTGCGTATTCGCTGTTTACATAGGCTTCTGCGGATTGTAAATCCATATCATAGATGTAATCTCGGTTGTCGTTGAGTTGCTGTTTTACATAATTCCAACCATTTTGCATTGAAATCGGATAATTAAATACTGTATATCCATCAAGCTGTTCTGAATTGACGCTGATGTTTGTGGTCGGATAACATGTAACAAGTGATTTGAATGCGATGATTTCTTCTGTGGTGAGGTCAATTTCTTCGGGAATTGCCGAAAGACAATGCACAATGCATGGATTATCATTAAGATATTTTTTCCAATCATCAACAGTTGATTGATGCAAAGTATCTTTTATAACCACACCATCGCCGTTTATTCTTACAAAAATCAAGTTATCATTATCGCCAATAGTTGTTGACACTTTATATTTGTTGCAAAGAAGATATGTCATGTGTTTATGATTATTGTTATCAACGTAACTAAAATTTGGCATGTCTGCAACCATATATGAGGATTCACTACGCCATTTTTCAGTTCCATCGAAAACTTTTTCTTTACACATCCTTATCAACTTCCCTCGTTCCACATCCACATAATCTGCAACATACTGCTGTCCGTTGATTGTGACGTTACCGCCGCTTGAGACTGATATTGCATTAAGGGTGATATTGTTAAGCGTAACAAGTTGAACCTTTAATCCATCTTCATTTGTTACTTTAACTGTAGGATTTACAACGCTCTTAATCTCAACTGGATTCTCTGGCGTTGGTGTTCCATCCTGTGATGATTTGCCATATATCATCATATCTCGAATCTTTCCATTGTCGGAATCAGTGATGTGAGTTTCGCCCTGATTTGAGGCATAGAACTTTGTAATTTTGTTTGATAAATCTTCCTTTAGTTGACCAAGTTCTTTCTTTAGCGGGCCAAGGTCTTCTGTTGTTTTCCCATGTTTTGAGAGTATATACGCCTCATCTCCCGTTAAAGCACTTTTCCTCATGCTCTACACCTCCCTAAAGTAAAAACCACTTGCTGCCAGGTGCATAAAAGCCATATAATTCCCCGGTATCTACGCATAGCGCTGTCGAGCCACTTGCAACATAATTAGGCAATTTATCCACTTCGGAAGACTTCCCCCAGTAATATCGCTTGCTTCCGTCCGTGTCTATGCAATCCCAACCGCCTAAATCGTGTATAACATCTCCTTTGCGGTATGTCTGTCCATCAATAATTATTGTTCCACTAGCTATCATGCTCTCGCCTCCTTATGCATAAATTGTATCAGATATCCTCTGCGTCTTCGTATTCCGAAAGTGTTTTGAGATACTTATAAGCATCTTCAATAGTCATATTCTCTTCATACTCTTTCTCATATGTAACAGCGGCTCTGTACGGTCTGTCACCGTTGCTTTCCATAGCTCTACCAATCTCATCTACATAAGATACTACAGCTATTGAATCATGACTGTTGATTGTAGACTGAATATATAATATTCTGTGATAATTAGTAACTACGCCGTCGCTTTGACGAATTTCTTTTTTTAAAGCCAATTTTATTATTCCTCCTATGAGAATGTTATCTTAATATTAGCCCAGATGCCGCAAGGACTATTGTTTGTAACATCTGTAGTATTTGGCATTGTTGCAAATACATGGATGCAGCCTCCACTAAGCGTTGAGTGTACAGTATATTTGCTAGGTTTGACATATTTTGTTGATGAGCCACCATACAAATACTTATTATTTTGTCGGACCATAAGCCCTTCCACACTTGTTACTGTTACCGTCGGGTTCCCAATTATTGGTTTTGATAATGGAATTATAAAAATGACATCCTTGCCGGAACTCGTAATATATCCAGCAGTACCAAAAGTTGCACTGATCGAATCGCCAGCGCAAAAATATGGTCTCCAAGTCCCTAAATAGGTGGATAAATATATTCTCCCTGCATCCAACTTTATTACGTCTGAAGACACAATCTTTGTATTAGAGTTATCAGCATATATCCCATTTCCAATGCTTTCGTACAAATCAGTATAGGATGTTCCACTTTTTACAGATAACGAGAGACTCATATTATCTTTTGCACTATCATAATATAATTCAAGCGCAGCCTTACCACCGGCATTAGTATTACCTGCATCTTTTGTTTGCTGTGTTGATACAACAATGTTGTTTCGTGACTTTACAACAGAACCAGTACCACTATAAACAGGGTCTCCATCTTCATTCACTACCTTAATATCTGTAATTCCAAATCGTACAATTTCGCTGTTATTGTTGCGCACACACATTCCATTTGCGTCAAGTAACGCGTTCTGTCCAAGTTCATTGCCTCGCATATCACCGACAACTAATCCAAGTCCTTCGATATATTTCATAAAGTTAGTTGCAACTTTAGCAGCCTCTGATATCTTGTCTTCCTGACTGCTAAAGTTTTCCTCGGTAACATCTTTAAAGTTCTCGTAGGATTTCTTTACCTTAGTAGCTGTCTTATTCGCTTTAATTGCAACAGAGTCATCCGTAGGTGGTGCTGTAATGTTTCCTGTTAACCATGCTTTTCCGCCGCTGACACGGATTTTTACTGTGTCACCTGTCTTACAATTAATCGCCATCTGTGCGGGGGTTTCATCTGCTCCACCGTCAATGTGGACATATGCCGTTTTTTCGTCAACGCGAAGGACTTTTGCAACCGTGTCGTAAGGCTTTGTTTTGCTTTCTTTCATTGCCGAGGCAATCTCTTTTATGAAATCATTCAATGCTCTCTACCTCTTCCTTTGTCCGGCATCCGTGTTCAAGCGACAAGGTTTGTGATATTATTCTGAATTTTCCAGTAAGGCCATGTCTCGGATAATTTAGAAAGACCACATCGCCTAAAAGAACGTCCTCGAAAAATCGCCGGCTATACTGTATCGTTCTGACAGGATTCTGCAATTCTTTTAGTTTTCTAACGGCATAAGCCGCTATGTTTTCCCCGGAAGATAATTCAACGCCTGTTTCCGATTTCCACACTTCCCTGCCCCGGCTGACGGTTGATAAATAACTGTCCGGGCTGTCGTCCCGCGCGATGGCTGCGCCGTAATCGTCATGTATTGCCATAAAACAGTTCGGTGTGTCGTACCAATTAAATGTGTCTGTTACATCGCACTCTATGATGTCGTTTGCGTTAATCCCCACTGTAAGACTGCTATTATTATCATTTGCGCAGATAACAATGCTTCCATCGCCAAGTATTCGTATCCGCCAACCAATAGCATCTAAAATATGCAGTGCCATTGTGAGCCTTGTTTCCCCATCTTCCGCAACGATGTTATCTGTAGTTATCGGTGATGTTCCCTCGACATACACGGGAGCAGGGATGCAATCATTAAACAGATTTTTAATCTGTTTTGCTCCGCTACCGGCTGGTGCATAATAACCACGCGGCAGAATCACATCATCTGCCGGCTTGAGAACGGAATAGCAGTCAATACTGTAAGTCTCTCTCACACCATCAAGCTTTCTTTCTGGGAAGGCGGTCAAGCCAGTAAACAGTGCTACTTTTGCTCCTGACCCTCCCTGTCTGGCTTGTAGGTAAATGCGGACCCAACACTCATTGTCTGTTATTTTTTCCGTCATTGTGACGGAAGCAGATTCCCTTAAATCTGACGTACTATCCCGGTCAATACTGCCCTCAGTAAATTCAAATTCTTGCTGGTCTGTCCACGTCTTTGGGTCAACTGTCGTCAAAATATATCTTGCTGAAAATCCTTTGCTCCAATCCATCACATCACCTCGATAGGATGCTCTGCGTTCCACTGTTCTTCCGTCACGGCATCCAGTTCTTCCGAGTCCACTTTTTTAATCGTTAGTGAGAAATCTGTCCGCATTTTATTGTCGTGGTCTTTTTTCTCTGATACCTGTATATCGCAGGAAAAAGACGAACCATCTGGTGTCCTAACGTGGCATATTCCGGGATACGTTGCGAGCCGTCTCATCTGCTCAATCATTGCTGGTTCTGTCAGAGATATACTTACTGCATCAATTTTTAAATCACGAGTGACTGCAGGATTCCAGTCACCTTGTACGGAGCCGCCAAGATAAACTGTCCTCTCGAAATCTTTATCCCATGAGTTATCTAAATCAAGGTTATACTGGATTTCGATAGATTCACCGTCAAAATCAATGATTGCCTTTTTATATTCGATGGAAAAATCGCTATATAACCACGCAAACGAACTATCTGACGTTATATAGTCACCGTTGGCAGTTCTATTTACAACCAGTATGCCGCCGTACTCATTTAACGCCGGGTATGGGTCAACATATTTCTGTCCATAGATTCCGTTCTCCAGAATCAATTCTGCTCTATCTACGCTCATCCGGTACAGGTCGAATGTATCCCCATCGGCATATGTAGTTGGTTTAGCAACAACAATGCTCGCTGTTTTGTTGTCTGCAATCGTATTTACAGTGGCCGTTGGCACTTCCGGCTGATGTTTCCACCGCACAACAAACGGTATCTTTTTTTCTGCTACATGGTCATAAATATCTGTAAATGCAATCTGTATGCTGTACCTTGCACCGTCATCCATCTGCCCGATCAGGTCGCTCAAGTCAATAGCGTAGCTGTCTGTTTCGCTACCAGTAAAACTAGCAATAATTTCGTTAGCAAAATGTTGTTCCTTTAATCCGTCCGGGCGCAGAATGTAATAATCCTCGTCCCTGACAATCGTTACTTTTGCTGTGCCAACAGAATCCCCGAAGGAAGGGACTATTGTTAATGGTAGCTGCTCTAAATAATTTGTTGTACCTTCCGATGATTCTGGTACTGTCTGGTCACTTGTTTCCGTGGTAACATCGCCAGAATTATATGCAGTTGATTCCGAAACAAGATTTGTTGTCACGCTGTTTATCGCAGGTTTTGCAACAATTTCAACAGCCACAGAATCTGACCATGCCCCTTCCTTGCCTCCCTGTGCCGTAACCATTGCTTTTAAATAATGGATTTCTCCTACATTCCACAAATTGCCCAAAAGACCATTTGCAGTATAGATTTTATTAATGTTTTCAATAGTTTCCGATAATGTCTCCATGCCGGAAGACATCATTAAAACAACGACGTTTCCATCTTTGCCTTTAACTGGCTCATCGTTAACCGCTTCCGCTATTTTTATGCTCGCTTTGCTGTTTCCAGTGTAGCCGACACTGCAAATAACTGTATCGTCCAGGGCAAGATAATTTTCTGTCGTTGCAAGCGTAGGAGTTGTTGGGGTCTCACTCAGAGATACGGAAACTGTATCAGACCAAGGAGATAACACTTCCTCATCCCCGGACGTATCCCGCAATCTTACGCGGAAATAATATGTTTTTGCCGATTCCAGGGACCCGATATGCCACGTTGTTTCCCTGTCCTCCACGTCATAAGTAGTTGGGGCTTCCGTACTAATCCATGCATCCTCGTGATCTGCCCACGCAACGGTAGCCGCATCCGCATTTTTCCACGACCAATCCCATGTTAGTTCCACGGTATCAGATGCCACCGCCATTGCAGTTATATTTTTCGGCGGGACTGCAATCTTTCTTGTTTCCGAATAAATCCACCCAGACTGCATGAGAGGGCTAAGTTTGTAGGTAGTGCCAGTCGCTCCATTTTGAGGTGTGGAAGTTCCGGTAAAATTCTTGAGGGCAATCTGGTATTCAACGCCGCCGGAAACGTCCGGACACGTAACTGTGATTGTACCCTCTTTGTCGGTGACCGCAATAATGCCTTTTTCCTCGTTGTCTATTTTCATCCAGATTGCTGTTTTGGCGTCAGGAACCTCTGTATTTCGCTCAACGCTATTGATGGTAAGCGTTGTTCCCGTTGCCGATACCGTATCAAATGACGGGGATTTTAAAGCCCCTCGTGCCGCTACTCGTGGCTCGGAATACGCATATTTTTTATCGTGCGTACTTTGCACCCTTGTCCACATAATCTGGTCTTCCGCTATGCCGTCGTCCGTGTTAAAATCTGCTGACACCGTATAATCATGGTACGCAACAGTTACTCCTGTACTCCACGATGTGCCAGTATACCTCTCTCCGCTTTCTGGCGTGTCTATGGCGTATTGTAACTCCATAGAATCCACAGGGCGGTCCCGTGGCGATGCCTGCACCCAGTTTGCCCATACATAGCGGCTAGAGGAGCCTATCTCTTTACTCCCTGTACTCTGTATGTTTGGACGCTCTGGGATACTGTAATAATGATGCGCATAGCTCCAACCAGAATCTCCGGCACACCCTCTCGATTTTGCCCTTACAATACGGCAAAATGTCTTGTTTTGTGTCGGGGAACCATCCTCTGTTATCGCCCATGTGCCAGACGCTCCCGTATAGGATGCATTGGTAAAGCGAGCGTTTGCAATGGCGCCCTTATAGTTTGTCATTAATGCGGTCTGTACCTGCGTCCTTGCAAAATGCCTTGCATCATTTGCCTCGTATGAGGTATTCCAAGTAAATGTACCTTTATTTGCGCCAGTATCATCAAGAGAATAAGAAACGGAAGGGGCATTTGGTGCATAAATGGTAAATGTCTTTGTGGAATGTGCGGCTGTATAGGTATGCTTTTTATCACTTTTTGTTTTGCCCTTTACCTTAAATTCTATCGCGTTTAATAATTTTGATGAGACAGGATAATAATTTTTTGCATTAAGTGCTACCGTTTTTTTAGTTGCTGATTTTCCTACATTTATTTTCTTCCACTTTGTCCAATCCCATTTAGAAGCACCGGCGTTTTTTGTATGTAGACGATACCATAGCCACTGTCCATCCTCATATTTTTTCGCCGGTATTTTCCAAGATATTGTAAATTTCAAACCGTCTCTCGATATAGACAGACCGCTAGGAGCAGCAGACTTTTTCTTTTTCTTTGCCATTATGCCATTTTCACCTGCCTTCTAAGCTCACTTGCCATTCTTCTTCCCCATTCTTCCGGGTTATCTGCACCGTTTACAGTTACATTAATAGTTACATCGTTTTTCGTTCCCTGTGTTGCCTCTTTGATATCGTTCATCAGTCTGCTACGACCGTACAGCATCTCGTCTCCTGCTTCTCCTGCTCCAAACAAGGTGGCATCAGAAAATACATATGGGCTTTCCATGGCTTTTTTATACCAGCTAATGTGGAATGATGGCAGGGAACCCTTTCCCCCAATACCGAACGGAGCTTTTCCGCCGGAAACACTCAGGTGCGGTAGGTTTAGGTGTGGAAGAGACCAGCTAAACTTTAAGGCGCTCTTAAACCGTCCAGGGAAGCTTTTTACAAGGGATACTGCCTTAGTAAAGATACTTTTAACAGCCGATGGTATCTTAGTAAATGCTCCTTTTACAGCCGATAAAATACCATTTCCCTTAAATGCTCCCTTGAATCCGTTTACAGCATTTTTAGCGGCACCCTTTAAAAGAGAAGGGAGATTTTTGACCCCTTTTATTATGCCGGTAACAATGTTTTTACCAAGCGAAAACCAGTTAAACGCTGTAAATACGCTTACGATTGCTGTGATAATCTTCGGTAAATTAGCAATTAATAACGGAATCGCACGAACTAAGCCAATCGCTAAATTTGTTATGATTGTTACTCCTGTTGCAAGGATTTTTGGCGCATTATCGTTAATAATGCCAGCCAAATTCGTTATGATTGTAGGTACATATGCAATCAATACAGGAATAGAATTAATCAGCCCTTGAGCAATATTCTGGATAAGTGTCAGGCCTGCATTTATCAATTTGCCTGCGTTGCTCCTCAATGACTCTGTAAATTGTGTCAGCATCGGCAACGCCTGCCCCAAAAAGGTCGGGATGCCCTGAGTCATGCCGTTAGCGATAGTCGTCAGCAAATTAACTCCGACCGATGTAAATACATTTAGCCCTGTGGAAATCGTAGAGGCAAGATTATTTAACAGTTGGCTGACAGCAGTTGTAATACTGCCAGAATTTTGAGTAACGCTTGAAATTAAACCGTTTATGAGGTCGCCGCCGATTTTTGTCAGCCCCGGCAACTGGCCGCTAAAATTAATCGCATCTTGCGCCAGTTTGGAAAGGGCGCCGCTTATGCCGCCAGATTCCATCGCCTCAGCTAATCCACTAACCTCGCTTGTTATACCTTTGATGGCACCACGGATAGTACCCGAAAAGGTATTATAAAAAGCAAGTTGCAGGCCTTCTGTGGCGCTAGATAGCAAGGTTATGTCGCCCTGCAAATTATCTAACTGCGTAGCCGCCTGTTGTGCTGCGGAGCCGGAAGAATCCTGTATTCCTTTCCAAAATTTTTGCACAGTCGCATCACTCGATGCGGTCATTTTATTAAACGCCTGTAAGCCTTGCGTTGTAAAAATCGTTGCAAGAGCATTGTTTTTTTGTTCCGCTGTCATACCCTGCAAAGAGCCATTAAGCTCGTCTACGAGGTCGTTAAAATCTTTTGCCTCGCCGTTTGACTTATAGGCGGATACACCTAACTGATCTAAAGCTTTTGATGCATCATCAGTCGGAGTATATAAGTCCGCCATTGCCCTATTTAATGCCGTAGATGCCTCGGAGCCTGTCACGTTCTGCTCTGCCAAGCGAAGTAAGGAAAGCGTGACACTGTCCGCCGCTTGACCGTAGTTTTTCGCTGTGGCAGCAGAACCGGAAAAAGCCTCTCCAAGGCCTCTTACGTCCGTATTAGCAAGAGTAGCACCCTTTGCCATCAAATCGGCATAGTAAGATGCGTTACTCATCGAGTCACCAAAGCCTTTTACAGCTCCGGCAGTATATGATGCCGATTCTTCCAGACTCATAGCACCGGCAGAGGCAAGGTTAAGTACCGTTCCGATACCGCTAATCTGCTCATCCGCCGACAAGCCAGCCTGAGCAAGGATATTCATTCCTTCCGCCGCTTCCGTTGCGGTGTACTTTGTTGTGCGCCCCATTTCCTCAGCCTTGGCTTTGACGTTCCCTATTTTGTCTACGGTTGTTCCCATGGTAGCTGCTACCTGAGACATTGCAGTATCAAAATTCATTCCGGCATCTATTGATGTTTTTGTAAATGCAACGGCGGCAGCAGAGCCGGCCACCATAGCTGTTTTAGCTACTTTCCCGACCGCTTTAAATGCCCCGCCAATTTTTGATGTGGACGAGCTGGCGTTACCTTCTGCGTCTTTCAGCCCCTGCTTATATGCGGTGTCTTTGATTGCCAGAGTGACAAACAATTCCATCACATTCAATCACTCATCACCACCAATCCGGCTTTTTTAATGACGTCCGCGGCTATTTCTTCGCCAGTCTTTGTTACTGTTTGCTTTTTATCGCTATTAATTAAATCAAAAAATGATACATAGAGATATTTCCCACCGAACGCCTGCGAAATGCTTTCGGTTACATATTTCAGCCCATCGGCCATGTATCGTTTGTAAATTAATTCCTCTGTGTCGTCTAAAATCTTAGCCTTGACGTACAGCAAGAATCCCTTTACGCTTCTTCCTCTGTATTCTCCTGCGCATCGCCAGAGGGTTCTTCTGCTGCGCTTGTTGGCGCTGAGAAAAAAAGCTGACGTACCTCCGGCTCATTGATGAGGTCAACCATGCCTTTGATAACGTCCATTAATTTATGCTTTTTCTTGTATTCCTCAACACTCTGCAATTCAAACGCTGCTAAGATTCCAATTACATCATCTTTGTGTGTTTTTAACAGCCTAGGAGCTGTTTTAGCACCCCTAGCAAAGACTTTGATATATTTCTCCCCTTCCTGCGGTACAAGCTTCTGGCACAGGCTGAGCGCATCATCATCGTCTGCAATGTTACCGATATGTTCGAGGGAGTTCGCAATGGCTTCTAAACCCTGTTCTGCTGTTAATTCTGATAATTTCATGCTTTACCTCCTACGCCGCTTCGCCTGTTTTGATATAAACCTCGTAAGGTACTGTCTCTGCGTTCTTAATGCTGTAATGTCCTGTGTATTCGAAATCAAAATTTCCTTTGGATTTATCATCTGATTTAATCTTAAATCCGCCCGTTGAGAGTGCATTCATAATTTTGATTGCGATAAATCCGGCGGAATCCCCGGAATTTTCGTCCGAATAGTCGCCAATCCACCAAATATCCTTAAAATCTTCTGCCTTTAAATCTGCCCTTGGTGTTACTTTGTTTCCCGCTACGTCTGCCGCCGCCATAAAACTTTTAGCCTGTGCGGTATCCATTGTAACGGCTGTGCCTGATAATTTTACTTCAATAGATTCGATTTCTTTGAGTTCCATCGTGTTTTTGGGTACGTTGTCAATATCTTCCCCGAAATCCGTAAAGGATGGCTCTGCGCTAAAGCTACAACCGCCGCTGGTTGCCATGAGGATGTTAGTTGCTGTTATGGCGCCCGTTTCTGGCTCAAAAGCCGATACAATAATACCGGCGTTAATCTGTATTTTTTTGAAAAGGTCAGAAGGTACCTGCGTATACTTCATTTGCTCACCTCGTTAAATAGTTATAAATTGCATAGTTATTACTGTGTATCTGCGTACTATTGACGAGTCAGCTTCATCGACTAAAGGAGTCCAAGGCTGGTCTTGCGACAGAAAAATGATTCCATCATCGCACTTGACCGTAGTACCCCCTTGCAACCTGCCGCTGATTTCTTTTGCCTTTTTGTTTGGAATTGCCTCTGATTCTGTGTGGTACCATACGTTTACAGTGCTGGCGGCGGCTGCGCCTGTCCACCAGTTTGCTATAATTGGCTCATATGTGATAAAAGGGAAAGCGGTATCCTCCGGCACTCTGTTAGACGGATATGCAGTTATGCCAAAGGATGACCAGAATTGATATAGTGCCGCTGTTGGGGTCATGACGTTAACTCCCACTTCTCTGCCATGACCTGTGCTATGTCTAAATTAGACGATGCAGGGGTTTCTTTTTCTCCTGCATTTGATGTAACTCTAAAAATTTTTCCGTCTTTTGTTTTTAATACATCATGATAGCCTAACTTTACTGTTTTAGCTGTAGTAATTGTATATGTTGCTGTTACACCCTCTTTTTCCGCCACTCTGGCAGACATAGAGGTGTCGCGGACAATGGCCGCCTGTATTTTAGCACCCTCGACCCACTCAGTGATAAATCCACCCTCGCCGTCAGAAGTACGCTTTTTATCCATGAGTATGCAATCCTGTAAAAATTCATTGATTAAACTCATGCCATTTTCCTCCATGGGTTCAGGCGTGCTCTAAAGGCATCCTGCCACGTGTAAGCCTCGCCTTTAGAATTTGTTGCCCTGCTGTACGAATAGCCGCCAAATGACTCCGACTGATACGCTCCTAAATTGCCATTCTTCGCCTGCCACTCGCTGATTTCGTCCACCAGTGATAAAAACGGTTTAGGGATAGCCAGTGGAACCACTACACCGTCAAACGTCTCCTCCTGTAACGGGGCAGTATCGCCTTTGTGATACTGATAAACCCCGTCATTAAAAATAGAGCCGCTAATTAAATAATACTGCCCATCCTGTAGTAGGAGGCGAATCGCAGTGTCAGAATAACGTAGGTCTTCGCCACTTGCCGTTGCATCTGTATGCGTGTCAAAAATCCATTCCCCGATTGTTATTTTGCCTGTGATTGCCGCCCCTTTGACCGGGAAGAAATTGTGAATGTGATTCATGATTTCATAAAGCACTCAATCATCCCCTTTTATTTTCCGTTCGAACTTACTTCCGAAACGGCACTTGATACTTCTGGGATAGTTTCTGTGGTTCCGACAGTAACTACGCAAACACCGTCAAGGTATTCTGCCCACAGCTTCATGCCCATAATGGCGTATGTTTCGCCTGTGGCGTTTGTATAGTTGCCGCCTGCGTGGAATCCAATCAGATTTGTTTCGCCAGATGTTGTGTAGTCCAGGCCAAGTTTTTTAAAATCACTATCGCCGGGATCAATATAATACAAGTCAATATTTTCTACAGGTGTTGCAATAACAGTTTTTGCCGGGATGTAGGCGTCAGGGAGGAGGAACAGTGTAGAGAAACCAAAGAAGTCTTTGATATACTGCAATCCAAACATTGTCTGCACAGTAATCTCTTTATCACCTAACCAGTCGTAAAAATCCATTACATTTGCAAATCCTACGACTTCGGTTACATTTCTGTTCATGCCTGCGAATTTGTTGAGTACAGCACCTTTTGCGATTGCAAGTGCTTTCTGCCATTTCTTCTGCGTACCTTTTAATGTTCCCGTTTTTAAAAATGTGTAAAAATCTTTTAAAACCTTGTTCTGCAGCTCAACCATAAAGGCATCATCTGTCTTTTCGATCGCGACCGTTGCGCCCCATTTTGCCACAGACTCAAGAGTTAAAGATTTAGCGTATTTTTCTACAACAATATCTTCTTTCTTGCTTTCCACAACTTTAAACTGTGTAAAAGGGATTGCCTCACCCTCACCTACGCTTGCGCCGCCCTGTAAAGCTTCATCTTTCATCTGCGCTTCGTAGGTTACTAAGCTGGTGCCCGGCTCTTTTCTGATAGGTTTAAAGATTCCCAAGATAGTTCTCAGCGCGTCCCAGTTTTTTTCAAATTGTGTTACAAAATCAATTTCTCTCGCTTTGAGAGCGCTATCTGTATTTAATACAGTGCTAGTGGTTACTCCTGCCATTGTCTACTCCTTTCAAAAACCAAAAAGTTCGTGATTTTCCGCAATCGCTTTCTGACGTTCGCCCGCATCTTTAATTTCCATGATTTCTTTCTTGGTCATTTTCCCCGGTTCTCCTCCCGGTGGATTTGATACGTTAGCGCCTTGAGTTGTTTCAGTTGTAATATAGTCGGCATACGCTTCTTTGATGCTTTTTTCTACCTCTGTTGCGTTCTCAAATTTGCCGTCAGCTCCGATTTTTAAATTATCAATAGTCTCTTTTGATGCTTTTAATGCAAGGTTAATTACCTTGCTAGACACGCCAGAATCCTCAAGCATCTTTTTGTATGCAGCTTCTTTTGCATTGTAGGATGCTTTCTTGTCCTGTTCGGCTTTGTAGTTCTCAAAGCCTGCGTGTTCTTTCTCATACTTGCCTTTCCAGTCGTCCTTTTCATAGTCCTTCAATTTCTCCTGGAGGTCTGGGACTTTCTCTGCGTCCTCTTTGTATTTACTAATCTCGTTCTTGAGACCCGTAACGGTTGCAGAGTGTTCTTCGATAATCGCGGAAACCTGCTCGTCTGTAAGTGTCATGCTTTTTAAAAAAGCTCTTGTTAATGCCATTTGATTACTCCTTTTCTTTGAGGGATTTCTTTCCCTAAATGACTTTATATGTAAATCACAGTACTTCGTGATTACTTTCTAAATGTTTTTGCGGCTTTGAGGGATTTTGCTCCAAATTTGCCGTCAATTTTTAATTTACATTTCGACTGGAAAATGCTAACCGCATCTTCCGTCTTTTCGCCGTATTTGCCGTCATTTTCTAATTTTGAGCCGATAGCCCAGTTTAAAAATTTCTGTAATTTTTCAATTTCCCCTCTTGCGCCTTTTAACACTGTAATACCGTCTAAAAACGCATAGTAGCCGCGTGACGGCAATTTAGGGAATTTCCCGGTGTATTTAACTTTTTTTGTTGTTTCTTCCTTCTGTGCCACCGCTGGGAAGTCATGATATAAAATATTTAAATCAAACTTTCCGCCGTTGCCGGTTGAAACCTTGGTCGGAAATACGCCAGAGCTGGTATACTGCCACATCATGAGGTTAGGCACGCTTGCAGGCTTGTAAGATTTGTTTGGTGTCGCTTTAAACGCCATGCGGTTATAGCCTTTGTAATAACGTGCAATCCACCAGTTTTTACACTTAACTTTGCTTTTATCAATATGCTCCGAAAAATACGACATCCCGGTGTAAACGCCGAATTTATACCCTCTTGACTCAACGACAGTCTGTGCCGCGTTGATAATCTCAGCAATCTTTGCTTTGCTTAGCCTTGCCTGCACTTTATCCTCAATATCAAACCAAATGCCGTATTTAAAATGTTTCTTGCTGGCCTTGTCGAGGATGTCGCATACAAGTTCCATGTCTGCCTTAGCTTTCGCCGTTGTGGTTGCGTATGTGTAGTTATACACGCCCCATGAGATACCCAATTTCTCACACTTTTTATAGTTCTCCTCAAATTTTTTATCTTTGCCTAAATCCTTGCGGATAATCTTAATGATTGCACCATCACAACCGTATTTCTTTACTTTTTTCCAGTCGATTGTGCCGTTGTATACCGATACATCAATAATTTTCATCTCAGCCTCCTATTTCTTGTTTGTAATTGCAAACGGTACAATAGATTCTGGAATATAATTTACTTCGTACTTATATTTGTTTACCTTTGCGCCGCCTAAATCTTCAATCACATACATAGAATCCCTGTTTAAACCAATGATCTGTTTCTTGTAAGTCCCGTCTTCCATTTCACAGATTAAGCTAATTTTCTTGCTATCGGAGGCATCTAAGGAAAAGGCTCCTACTACTTCGAACTCTACTTTGTCCGTTCTTGTGTTGATAACTGCAAATCTTCTTAAGACATTGAAGTTATCCGCTTCTTGTGAGACGTTATTGGATACCTGACTTGCTTCTGTACACCCCACTAATGCCCCTGTGGCTAACATCACTGCTGTTGCTACTACTAAAATCTTCTTTTTCATTATTTCATTCTCCTTTCATTGTGTCGTTGTATACCGACACGTCAATAATTTTCCTCTGTGTCATTTCCTCATCCTTTCCATCTCAGCACATATAAAATCTTCTGATTTCCGTTGATGATCCTGTGTATCTTTTTGTATGTTCCGCCTGCTTTTTTAGTATTTGTGCTAGCCTTTCCGGCATCCCACCAGACCATTTTATTGTTCTCGTTTATTCCTGCGAAAATATTGGTATGCAGGCGGTAAAAGCAAATATCTCCCGGTTTTAATTTGCTTTTATAATCCCGGGGTAATTTATTTACTTTTATCAATCTATATCGTTTTGATATAGCCGCTTTTGTTCCTGCGCCCTTATAGACAACTGTTCCGTTCCTGTTGCAATAAAACAGTTGTCCCGGTTTGAGGATGCCTAATTGCTGTAGGCAATAGCATACATACGATGCACAATTACTTACCTTTTTCTTCTTTGCGCTCGCCCAGCTATTCGCCACGCTCTGAGAGTATTTAAACTTTTTATCAGTAAAATACTCTGCAGTTTCTCTTGCCTTGACGAGCAAAGACAATCTGTTCATTATCCCATCGCTCCTTTTAATTCGTCTGCAATGATTGCTGTGTATTCTTTTGTGTAATTTGCCGCCGCCGGTTTTAAATACGGTTGTGCTCTCTGACCGTTTGTGATATGCCATTGTCCCTTATCATCCTGATAAGTCCATGGGGTCTTTCGTCCTCCCTTGTAATACACGCCAGTTCCTAACTCTACATAGGCGGCATATTCTTCATTACTCCCGATTATCTCTGTGAGATTCTCCAAGTCGGTCTGGTGCGTAATGCTGTTTCTCAACGCGCCTGTATCGACCGGGCAAAGGTCTTTTGCGTGCCCTTCTGCGGCGGCTCCTGCCTGTTCTAACGCCCTTGCAAGTGCCATGGTGGTCTTTAAAATTACTTCGTCCACGTGGCTCACAACATCAATATCCGCCATTATATTCGCCCCCTTTGCGTTGCTAACCATTCATAATAGGTCATGTCCTCCACGACTTCGTTTCTGCCTGTCTCTGGGTTTCTGACACGTATCATTCGCGGTTGTGCCAGTTCGGCAGGCAGTGTAGTTCTCTGCGTACAACGACAGTTATAAACTTCCGCCGGGATTCCGCTTGGGTCTCCCGGATACATGAGGCCATTGGAGTAAGTCATATTAAACGGTACTTCTTCACCGTCTAATGCCCTGTGACTGTCTCGTGTCCTCAAGTCCTTTGTTGCTGTCCAATGCTTAACTACATCAATTCCCATCTGGTAGGCTTCCTCGTATGCCGCCTGTCTGCCCCCATTCTGTGCCCCTGTAAACGCTGTGCGGGCATTTCTAATTGCGGCAGTATGATTCATGCCTGTAACGTCTTGGAATCGCCCTGCGAGCTTTTTTATGCTGTCGCCCTGTAAAATTCCTTGCAGTAGTGCATTTTGCAATTTCTTCTTGTTCCAGTGCACATCCTTGCTTTTTAGTACCCTGCGCGGTGGAAGAATCTTCTGCTTTTTGACCGTCAGCCGTTTAACTGTGTGTTCATCAACTAGGTTAAAAGCAATATCTCCAATCTCTTTTATCTGTTTATCAGGTACAAGGGATTTAATCATATATGCCTCAAAGTTATGATTAATGGCAATCACAAGAGGGGTCTTCTCATTGATGTATGCCGCGGCAATCTGGTTTGACTCTGTCAGCCGCCGCGCCATGTCTTCACGGAGTGCTTCCCACCTCTGCCCTCTGCCATACTGATTTATTAACCATGCTTCAAACTCTTTTTTGGTATACTTTCCTGCCTGGTATGCCGCATATTCTTTGACGTATCGGCGGGAGAATTGTTTAAAATAGTTTCTCGCTTTGCCGTTAAGCTCTTTTTCAGCCTGTTTATATACGTCTGCTAACCGCTTTTCTAACTTTTGTAGCTCCTGCTCTGTCCACTTGTCGGATGGATACATGGTTATTCATCCCCTTCTGGATTATCTTCCAGCGTATTTGGTTCAATCGGCTCCGTGTAGCGGTTATATGATTCTTCATCCAGCTTTTCCAAAATGTCTGGTACTTCTTCCGGTGCAACAAACGGTAATTTTTTCAGAATGGTTTCTTCATCCAGATAATTCGCCGCTTCAAGAATCATATCTGTACGCTCTTTCTCGTTACTGATTCTGTTCCGCTTAAATTGCGGCTCGTCATCAATCCCCGCAAGCTCCAGAATTTTCTCGATCGCATCGCCCACGAAGTACTCAAAATCATCTGCATTGTCGTCTAGTGGTTGATATGCGGCGTCGATGTGGTCATTTGTTGCTCCGGCGGCTATGGCGTGTACATCCAACGCCCCGAAGTCCTCATAAATTTCTGACCGCATCTGCGTGAGGAACTCTTTTCTGGCGGTATACGGTGGTTCTTGTGTGTATGCCTGTACCTGCCCCTCCTCGGCCTTTGCGATGTGCTGAAATTTGAGCCGGTCTCTGAATTCCGCCAGTTCGTCGTCTGTCATGCCGTCAGCGTTGGAAATTAGCCAATACATCTGCGCACAGTCGTCTAAATCATTGGCAAAACCACTTTGCACCGCGTCGTAGGCATCAATCTTCGACTGCATCCCCCCCAGAGTGCTTATATGCCTTTTATTACCAAACATTGGTACAATGGGGAGACTGCTATAATTTTCTTCTCCGATGATTTCCGGTTCCAGATTGTTTGCGGTCTCGATTCTCTGTCTGTATGCCCGCTTGGGAGCGGTCTCTTTTAATTCTCCAAATTTGCTTTCTGCGCTGTAGGTTGTATACCCATCAACTTCGTACAGCACAACCTTAAATGGTTTCTGTTCGTCCAGCTGCCAAAATCTTATGCCTGCCATCAACGCTCCTGTGTCCTCGTCCCACATCGGGGCGAACTGCGTAAGGGGAAATTCGTGCACGTGGTCCACATTCCAAAAAAGGAAGGATTGACCGTGAATTAATGCATTGTATGCCGCCTCTTTGATTCTCCTGTCAAACTGTTTGCCTAGTTTGTCCTTGACACTCATGTCATTAAAAAAGACGCCGTTTCCCAGACTGTACGAACAACGCTGTGTATTTAATTTGTGGAAGAAATTAGAGCATATCTGTGCGTTAGATGAAAAATTATCTATCTTTTTCTGGCCTAGCAGAGTGTAATAGACGCGCTGGAACTGTAAGATAGTCTCATTTTCCTGTGCGTCGTACTTGTCCGCTTTTAACGCCTCTTTGTATGCTCCTGTACTCTCATGGAATTTTATAAACTGATTTATAAATTGCCCTTTGTCTTTTGCGGCAATGAAATCTTGATATGATAGATACATTGTTATCACCCTAGAATTGATTTGTATTGTCTTGATTGACTGCGCTTGACGAGTTTTTTTGTTTTTACAAAATACCTGATAGCATCCATTGCGTGATCTGACTGTTTTATAACTTCGTCCCTTCCCTTGTCAGCCGCTGTTGGGTCCCATGCATAGATACCAAACTCCTCAATCGTGTGCGTGCAAGACGGGTCAAACGATAATTTGTCTTGTGTCAACATCGTCTCAACGTCTGCTATCCCATCGTTAACAGTGTTATCTGCCTTTTTGACCTTGTGCCCTCTACCGCGTAGCTCCACGATGAGAGCGGCGGCGGATGGGTCAACAATGACTAAATCATCTTTCTGCCCGTTTAGCGTATCCTCTAGTCCTTTTACCAGCTCGCTGACCGGCTTCATTCGGTTGTTCTCCCTGCCAGAATAGTAGTATTCTTTTACGCAGTGCCAGTTACCGGTATCTACTCTTTTTTGCCAGACTAGGAAGACGGTGGCGTTCTGCATACCAAAATCGGAGCTAACAATTATCTCCCCGCTAGTCTCCGCCTTACAAACGTGCCTTTCTTCCGAAAACATATCATACACAAGCCCCTCGGCCACTGCCCAGTTGCCTAGTATGTAGCGTTGATACCTGTGTGTCCCTGAGTACTCTTTTATTAACTCGTCCACTACCGCCGGGGGCAGGCAGCCATCGTGTATGTTGTACGCCTGCTGAAATATATCGGCATCGGAATCCAGAAAACTTTTAAACCAGTGCTTTGGCCCTGCCGGATTGCACGTCCCATCGAAATGACTGCGTGACGTCCTGAGACGAGATTTTAACATCTCAAACACTTCTTGATTCCAAGTTGTCACCTCATCGCCGTATGCATACTCAATTGTTGCTCCCTGTATCCTTGCAACGTGTTTCTTGTTGTCAGCACCTAATGCATATACCTTTTTGCCAAATAGCTGTACTGTATTGTCACTGCGTATCTCGCCAACTAGCTCCTCGCCCCATATCTCTCGCATAGGGTCAAGTATGTTTCGCTGTAGTGTGCCACGGGTGTTACCCAGCATCACAGCCAACCCTAATCCTTTTAGATGTGTCAGGCGTTGAGGAATTACGATCGCGTAGTCCACAAAGGATTTTCCGGAACCTGTAGCACCGGTCTTTACGTTCCAACGATGGTTACAACCTTGTAGATATTCTGCCTGTTTGTTAGTCAATGACACTATTGACACCCCCGAGAATCTCAATAGCTTTTGCCAGTGCTTTATCGCTTGCACTCTCTGACTGTGGCTTATCTCTCCATTGTTCTGGCTTCCTGTTCTTTAACCAAAATATCTGCGCTGTTGTATCCGGCGGAATGTGCTTCTCTGTTACTTTTCGCTCCGTCATTACTCCGCCTTCGTACTTTTCGCTCGTCTCCTCGTAGCTGTACCCTAACGCCCGTTGTAACAAACTTTTTTCCACCTGCCTGTCCACAACATCTTTTCCCTTTTTTAAGGACTCGGCTAAAATTGGGAATTTTTTCTTCCATGTATACAAGGTATCTGGGTTGATGCCGATGTTTGCCGCGATCTCTTTGTCTGTGCATCCATCTCGCGCCCATCCCTCTAGCTTAAGTAACCCTTCTTGGGTCAGCCACTCCTGGTATTTACTTATCCCATTTTGGGGTCACCTCCTAAATACAACCATAACCCCGTAATGAATTGTTTACGGGGTTATATGAAAGGAAAGAAAATATGAAAAAAATCGTTTACACCAGTTGCATAGCGCAACTAGATACAAGTATAAGGAATTGCACCTTAACAGCCGCCGGGGTAAGACTAATAAGCGGCTGGTCCCTAAACACTTGTAGACCCGCAACCTGTATGGAACGCAAGGCACCGTGGGATAGGTGTCTTGCGTACTCTCTTTTACGCGGGTGAGAGTTTACACTTTTACCACAAAAAGATAGAGGAGGTTATGTCTCACAAAAAGTTACCAGTACTCGTCCGTACAAGTGTATTGTACGACATTTTTTAAGCCACGTTAGACAAACATAAAAAAGAGAGGGAGATAATTCTCCCTCTCTAATATCCCGCATATTTCCCAGCCAAATTGGCGAAAGCACTAAGCCATCTGCGTATAGTCATTTCTGCATATCCAAGCTTATCCGCCGCCCCTGCTATCGTGTATCTATCCTCAAAATATACCAGCTGTACGGCTTTCATTCTGTCCAATCCGTTGTCCATCCCCTCTGTCTGCTTTATCGCCTTGTTAATAGCATACATCCATAGGGCTGACTGAGCTGTATTTTCTGCAATCAGTTTGTCTGGGTATTTTTTTACCTGCTTTACTGCGTGTCCATACCAGTCGTGTTTGGGATTGCTCAATTTTCTTACCTCCGCGTAATCATCGCTAATATCATCATTACTGCTGCATAAATCTTATCTTCTTTTTCTTCTGCTAGTATCCATTCCGACAAAGCAATCACTGCCCATATTGTGGCCATCACGTTACTTATCACGTTATTTACTGTACTCATATTAGCTCTCCTATCTTTTATTATCAAATACAAAATATTTATCTAAAAATCCAAATACTATATTTAAATTGTAAGACGAATATCCGATACTGTAATTAGCCTCGCCAGCTTTTCTGTATTTAATTTCGTAATATGGTTCTTCTCGGCTTCCATGAACTACAATTTCTGCTTCGACTACGTGTTCCTTGTACGCCACTTCTTCAAAAGGAATTATTGTAGCTGTTTTTGTTTTCTCCATTTCGTTTATTCCTTTCATATATGCTCATGTGGTTCGACTGGTTCCCAGTGTTTTTCAGCTTCCTGCTCAACCAATCGGTTATACCGCTCCGCAAATTCGTCCTCGCTTATTTCACCCTGCATAAATTTTTCTGATATGCTCATGTAGGTGTCTGGTTTTGTTGTGTCATCGTTCATCATTTCCTTAATAATCCTTATAAATTCTTTCCCCGTTAGTTCCTTTGTACAGCTTTTTCAGTGCTCGTCCTAAACCGTTGTTTAGTCTGTCTTCTACCTCTTGCTGTGTTGGAATATCTCCGTTCATCATCATCTGAATCCATTCTCCTGACGTATCAATCAACGCAATTATTTCTTTTTCTGTGAGATAAATACTTCTTCCCATTTTCTCTTTTGTGCGTGTTCTTTTAAATATACCTGTCATACTTATTCTCCCTTATCCTTCATCATTAACTCAACCCATTTTCTCGCTATTTCTTCTTGTGTGTCTTTAACATCGTCCCACGCGTCTGTGTTGCAGGCTAGTATTTCGCAAATCAATATAACTTCTGCCATATTTTTACGCAAAATGCCCTCTGCTTTTAACACTTCCACTGGGGTTGGGTTAAATCCCATAATTGTCGCACGCATCGTTGCGGCTTTGGACAATTCATCCGCCGTTTCTGTTAATTTACCAAACAATGTGCCTATTTCTAAATGTTCTAAAAAATAGTCTTCCACTTCACTGTTTTGCATTTCTTCTACTTTCATTTTCTTTCCTTTCCCCTCCGGAATAAATCCGGAGGAATCAATGGCATATAGCTCCACATGGAACCGTTAACGTGTTGCTGTGTAATGTGTATCTATCCTTAACCCCGGAGGGTGTCCAGCTTTTTGTTGTTTACCAATTCATTGCTTTGTTAAATTGTTCTTTTTGTTCCTCACTCGAGAGTCTTAAATATATCGATGTCGTAGATATGTTTTCGTGTCCCATCAGGTCGGCAAGAAGGGCGATATTGTTGTTATTTTTTAAAAATTGTATTGCGTACAAGTGGCGGAATGAATGAGGATGCAATACTTCCTCTCGTATTCCGTACTTTACACAACGTTTTATTGCAGATGCTACTCCACGTGTGGTCATTTGCTCTCCGTACCGATTTGGAAACATATATTTACAGTTCGGTTGTTTATTAAAATAATCTTCACTCGCTTTAATCAAATCCGCTGGGATATATATTTTCCTGATTTTGCCTTTCGTCCATAATTGCACTTCTCCGCTTTGCAAATGTTTTTGTTCAAATTGAATAAATTCTGAAACTCTGGCCCCCGTTTTTGCAAGAAACTGAATCATCCAGTAGACTTTTTCTTTTTTGTCGTCTTTTAAGCATTTCAATAATTTAGTATATTCTTGTACA